GATCAATGTTGCACAAGTGTGTTTTTGAGAGACTAAAACCTTCACTTTGTCTGTGAAACCTAGACGTTTGAGCGCACGTAACGCGTGCCTGTAACAAGTGACATACACAGAAAAAGGGTGAACCTCAGTTGAAAAGAATTAAAGCCCAACAAACTCAGCTTGCCTTGCAGATTCATAAACTTCAGTTGTGACTTTAAAACCTAGTTTTGTCAACTCGTGTATTCCATCGATACCACATTTCAGTAATTGAACAAATATCATGTTGTCGTCTCCTTCCACGATGAAAAAATAGTCCACACCAACTTTCAACCCCATCTTATTAAAAACATACAATAAATATAACTTGTTGCCTAAAGTGTTTGTTAATGAAGTGGTAAGTTTGCCAGAGTATAATTAATTTGGGACAATAACTTTAGTCTTACCGGTTGATAATAATGCAGTACCTAACATGAAGTGTTGCCAAATTAAAGCCGCATTCAAGCCGCAAATTTGTTTGACGACCTCAAACTCAATTTGACCATGTCTAGCGGTTTGTGAGCTATCGTATGCGGTGTAATCAGACACGATACAGTAAGCGAATTAACTCATCAATTTAGTAACTTGTTTTGCAATGGTCAAAGTTTATTTGTTTTTAATCATATGTTCGGAATGATATACTTGTTCTTGGATTCTATAGTATATGCCACTCAAAATGTAACGTATGTGGTCATCAGAATAAGAAATCAACCTCCCACGGACATCATTGTACAAACACTCAGTTTTAAGGTGCCCCTACAGGGTGGGATAAAATGTCTTCAAGTTATTAACATAGTGATCAAACTCATTTTTGATACGAGTTTTTGTTTTCGCGCTTTACTTCTGATGTTACAGCATGTGATTGGATGTGTCTATCATCGTATCCCAGTCGAAACTCATCTCATCAGGAATGTAATTTTGCTCAATCCATCTCTATCTAAATTATTCAAAATCATTAAACACTACAGATATTGGAGCAACCATACCAGATTTATATCTGTTGAGAGAATAAAGATATTGTAACTCACACTTGCAAGACACATAATTACGTCTGACGGCATTTTAGAAAATTGGCCCAATTATTGGTACGGAACCCATTTTCGGCAAACATTTGTATTAATCGATGTGAGGAGCACTGATAAGTTGGATATCGTCGCGCCATTCAACGTTGTTCGGTATGTGCATGTGCTTGTAAGGATCTTGCGTGAGTTAAATACGCGATCGTGCAAGCCAACGTCGATTGCATCCTTAATGACGCTAACTCTAATATCTTGCTT